TTCACTTTCAAACTCAACACTCTCGGCGAGTTGGGCGAGCTTCTCTTTTTGGCTCAGGGCAAGACCCTCAGCAACCTCAGATACGATCCCATCGGCAACCGACTCAGCAAGACGGTGATTCAGGGAGACATTTCTTTCGATCTGCTCGTTGAGTTTAGTCTCCATTTCATCAAGTTTGTTTACCATGCTCTCGACAACATCATATTTATCTTCAGGGATTGATACATAATGTGCTTCAAAAAGTTCCTTCATGCCTGAGAGGAAGCTCTCAGTCATTTCGGACTTAAGACCGTGCTCGACGGCCAGTTCATTCTCTTGGAGCCATTCGTCAGCGACGTACTCCAGGTAACCGTCAACGCGCTCTACCAGAGCAGCCTTGACAGATTCGATTTCTTCTACGATACGCTCTTCGTTCTTAGCTTCCATCTCTTCTGCAATTTGTGCAACCTTTGCACTGATTGCAGCTTCGAAGATGGTCTTAGCTTTCTCTTGGAACTCTTCGGTGAGTTCTTCACCAGAGAAGAGAGCGTTCATATCTTCTTCGATGTCGTACTCAGGAGTTTCGGTAACTTCTTCTTCAGTTACTTGCTCTTCTTCAGCAACGACTTCTTGAGTCTCTTCGACTTCTTCACGAGCCATGGCGGGCTGAGCGCCACGATTAACAACGTCTGCTACAGTCTTGATCTTTGGCTCACGCAGTTTTGCGGAGTCATCATCAGACTTGTAGTTTTCGGGAGTAGGGCCGCCGAGGTCTTCATAGGAACCAGCACCCGATGTATCCATCGGCATACCAGCCTTTGCGTTAGCATTAACGGCAGTCTTGGATTGAGCAGTGCCTACTTCCATTTCTTGTAAATTTTTACCACGGGACATTTGAACTCTCCGATTAAGACTTTATAAGTGTAGTTAATCTATCTTTATTTATAAATTAGAGATTTCCCAAGAAGTCTTGGAAAAGTCTCAACTTGTTCTCTTGCAACTGTCTAGAGTTGACAAGAGTATTGATCTGTTTGTATGTTTTCTCTGCATATTTTTCGCGGAGAATTCCACCGTCCCAGACCCACTCTTTACCTTCCATAATGCCATCTACGAAGGCATCTGGGGCAGAAGGATCTGCAACGATATCAGCGGCTGTGGCGAGCATAAAGTCTTCACCAACGATGTTCACGCCCTCATTGTTCATGCGGACTGAACCAACACCGCGAGAAGAAACACCCAGTTTGACACCTTCATCAAGAAGGGACTTTGCAATGTTTCCCATCGGTGTATTTAGGATCTTTGCACGACCGATGAAATTATTACCTTCACGAACCAGAGAAGTGATCTTGTGTGATACACGATCCAGGTTTACGGTAGGCCCATCGGGGTGACCCAGTTCACCAAGAGCACGACCCTTTTGAATAAAGGTTTCGTTGTAACGACTTACTTCCTTCTCAAGGGTTGAACATGGATACATTCTTCCATTGCGATTTTTCATATCGCCTTGGAGGAAAATGCCTTCGATGTACAGGTTCTTCTTACCGTTGCGTTCCTCAACGATAACTTCTACCTGTTCGATTTCTTCTCTGATCAGTTTCATTTTTCTTATTGAGTGAATGCGATTTTTACAACTCTCACATCTCCACCAGTTACATGGACGAGATCATCAGGTCTCTTAACGACGATATCGCTTGTATTTTGCAGCATTGTGAAAGTTGAGAACCCAACAAACCCAGAGGTTTGAAGACCAACTACAACGGTTGCACCAGAAGTATTGGTAATTCTTACAACACTGGCATTGCCAACACTGGTGCTGTTACCAATACCTGCGGCTAAATCCGCCTCATTTCCTAATGGTTTAAACTTAGCCATCCTCTTCCTCAGTGGGGTCTTCTTGGGTTACGTCATCTTCATAATCAATTTCATCACCAAAAAGATCTGCAGCGACTACAGGTCTTCCAGCTTCAAGTCTGTCTGCAGATTTTGCAAACAGGATATCCTTGATCGCATCACTAATTTCATGGGCGGGTGCGTCTTGCAACACCAAATCAACAAATTGTTCAGAATCCACGATAATGTAAGTACACTACAAATTATTTATATTTCGCCACCTTCAGGGGCTTCAACCGCAGTTTCATCAACTCCAGGATCTTCCATTGTTGGGGCTTTGTTTTGCAGATCCATTGCGGCACCTGCAAGTTCCATTGACTGCATCATGAGAGGATCTGGATACAAACCAGCCTCAATTTCCGCAGCAATCAGTTTATCCTGATCAACAATCTCTTCATCAGTTTGACGAAGAATCTTTCGTCTCACATAATCTTGTGAGAAATACTTACCAATGTATTGTTCGGCTTGTGCGGCGTTATTAATACGTTCTTGGAACAACTCACTTTCCTTGAGTTCTGCAAAGTGGTTGTCGTAAATATAGTCAAACTGAATGTGTTCGGACATTAATGTCCAATCTTCAGGAGTGACAACATTCTTCAGGAGAAGTTGCGTCTTCAACATGTCCAGGAACATGTTAGAGAACCTCTTGCGAAGACGACCAACAAACTTGTTGAATCTCAGTTCGTCTCTAAGAATTTCGGAAGAACGACCAAGGTTAAAACCACCTTCCCCACCGATACGGGTTTCTGGAACACCCAGAGATTTGTAGAGTTTTTTCTGGAAGTACTGAATATCAGTAATCTCACCAAGGTTCTGTCCTCCTGGTAGAGTTGTGATCTCAGTTCCGCGGCCACCTTCTCTTCTTGGCAACCAGAAATCTTCAAGCATACTCATATGCTTTTTGTCATCACGAATTTCTCCAGTATTTGCGTCATAGACCAACTTGGATCTATAACGATTCATAACTTCACGGAGATATTGTTCTGCCTTCACCTTTGGCAGATTACCAACGTCAATATAGAAAATTCTTCTTTCTGGAGCACGAGATAGTCTGTAGATGACAAGACTATCTTCAATCATTCTCAGTTGATTGAGGGCTTTAATGCCCTTGTGTAACCAAGAAAGTGTGATATGTTTGTTGCGATCTACAAGACCAGATGTACAATAAGTGATTGCATCTTTAGCAATCTTTACTGCACCGTTAGTTCCATTTGTTGGCAAATAAGACGACTTTCCAAAATTAGGATTATATTCAAAATACTCATCCAACTCTGGAGTAAGTGTTTGTTTATCTTTTGTTAGTACGGCTAAAGAATTTGGATCTTTCTTTTTGGTTTGTCTAACATACTTGATCTTCAATGCATCAATGTATCTCAGTTCTTGGATACCTGCATGTGGATCTTGAAGATCAATTACCTTATGATAATAAAGTCTTCCATCAATATACCAGTTACGGAAAATCTCATGGGCTTTGGAATCAAAGTCCAGGAGATCCTTAATATACTTAAATTCGTCGCGGATAATCTTTTTGATATTATCCCCGACGTTTAAGTTTTGGAGGTCGATCTCAACTGGACTGTCGCTGAGATCGGAAACAATTGCCTCGTTTACAATATCCTCAATCGCTTCATCACACTCTGGATGCAGAGACATTTCTCTGTATCTTTTAACAAGATCATACTCATTCCTGAATACACCTTCAATGTCAACATATTGCCCATAGAAGCCGCTACTTACAAAGTAGTCGGATTTATCTGCCTCGTTCTGCGGTACAGGAGAAACCGCAGACTTAGGCAGATTATCTCCGTCAGCCCCCTCTATGGAGAAACCGAATAATTTAGCCATTTTGTCAGTGTTGTCTTATGGTCTATTTATCAACCAACGACAACGTTGCCATTTTCATTCAGGGCTTCCCACCACTGAACTTGGAATTCAACAGAGAATTCTTCAATAACGTTGTTTTGATCGTAAGAAAGTTCGATCGAAGAAACGTTAGTTGGGAACACACCATGGAAGTGGTATGATCTCAGGATGGGAATAGTATTACCCGAGGTTGCAGGAACTCCAGCCTGATTAGTGATTGGAGCGCGACCAAGTTGATGAACGTAGGCTTCCTGTTGATAGACTGTTGGATCGACTTCACCAGCATTATCAGAAACTTTATTGATGATGTTCATCCACTTTTCGAAAGCATCTCTAAGAACAAAGTTGCTATCGTTGATAACAGTGATCGTCCAGGTATCGAAACTTCTCTCACCAGCGATCTTAAGTTCTCTTCCACGGAAAGGAACAGAAATTGGAGCCACAATAGAGGCGGGCAGGTTAGCTCCTTTTACCAGGAAACGAGTTCTATCACTCACATCGTTGTCGTCGATGCCCAGGTTTGGGAACTTGAGTTCTACCTCAAAGAAGTTAGGGCGAACGCCGCCGCCCAACAACTTCGACTTAAAGGTATCCAGGGTTCTCGCATTACTCCCTGTATTTGGGATTTGCTGAGGCATTGTTTTTTACTCCTGTTAGATGATTAGACGATGATGTTACTATTTAATGATCAAACTGTACCGATCACTTCTTCGAAACTGACACCCGTGCGGGTGGCAACGAAGGTCAGGCCGATGAAGTTGATAGAACGTGCTGGTTTGATGAAGATGTCGGCACGGAATTCATTCGCGTCGATCACGTCTGCAGTGTTATTACTCTCATCACAGACAACCAGGAAGTCTGTGATACCTCTCTTAGCCTGAACATCGCGGAGGAATGGTTCTACGATGTTGACGAAGTTTGCTCTGGTGATTGCATCGTTGAACTCAAACAGTTGAGCACGTGCAGCTCTCTCGATTGCAGTTTCAACCGTGAGGAACAAACGACGAACGTTGATTCTATCGAAGGCAGAAACAAAGGACAGTGCAGTCTTATCACCGAAGAGAACAATACCACCACCAGGAGAAGCCACAATTGGGTTTACTCTCTTAGTGTAAAGCAGATCTCTTTGTGCCTGTGATGGGTTGTATGCAAGTTTGACTGCATTATTAACCGTACCACGGGTGGTTCCAGCAGGTGAGAACCATGGGAAAGAGTTCTGGGAAGTTCTTGCCATCATTCCAGCAACGTCTGGGTTGCAAGGAATATAACGGAACTTATTGTTGAAACGATCGTAAGTATACTTGTAGTTACCATCAAGAACTGCGTATGAAGAAGAGGTAACTCCCTGTAAAGTAGTAAGAACGTTTGTTGTTTGTGTATCACTATTCGTGAGAGGTACATCACCACTCATCAGGTCTGCCTTTCTTGGAGAAATGACAGCAATACAATCTTTTCTATTGTCGGCAATCTGAACAAGTTTGTTAGCCTTACCAACGGTCTCATCTCTGGAAGCAAGTCCAGGGCCCATGATTAAGAAATTAACTGGATACTCTCTAGCATTTGCAAACTGTTCATAACCAGTCATCAAATCGCCAAGAGTTGCACTGTAAGTAGGAGCAGTGTAAGTACCGCCGTAGTCCTTACCACCTTGCAGTGAGTATGTCGATCTACCGATACCAGAGAACGAAATACCCTGTGCGTTTTGTCCCCATGCACTAGAGGAAGCGGTGAATGCAGTGTTTCCACTTGCAAAGTCAGTTGCAGTTCCGTTTGGAGCAAATCCAGCAAACAAGTATTCTGAATTGTTTGCTACATAATCCTTATAGTATACTGGTGCATTGAACTGGGTTGCATCTTTAGCCTTAGAAAGACCTACCCACTTTTCGAGGATTTGTCCACTGGTTCCAGTTTGAGATCCATCATCATCAACAACTACGACGTTAATCTCATCAAATCTAGCATCTCTTGCTGATGCATAAGAAGATGTGCCTGGTTTAGGAGCAACGTTCTTCCAATATACTGTCGAATTTGTCAGTCCAAGGGTTTGAGACTCGTACCAGTCAACAGCAGTTGTTGGAGTGAGAGCTGAGTTTGTGGTGATACCAGTGACCTGCATAAGTTCACCAGTGGTTCCTACACCCGCAACACTTCTTACTCTGATGTAATCATTGACATCGATGTTTCCGAGTGCATTAACACTGAGAGTGGTAAGGAATGAAGAATTTTGTGTTTCTCTTACGGTTGTTGCAGCACCAGCACTTGAGAGAACGGTAACTGAAGTGCCATCATTAGCTGCGGCTTCTGTTGTTCCATCAATACCTCTGGTTGAGAAACCAACGAATCCAGTTCCTGAAACAATAGTTTCTCCAACACCGATCAATTCTCCACCAATAAGAAGGAGGTTTGCGGTGCTATCGCCGATGGTATTAATACCAGAAGTGCTAGAAAGATTAACACCAGTTGCACCGATCGATAACTGTTGTCCACCAGATTGGTCAATTGTGATGGAAGAACTTACAGTATTATAAAGGAGAACTGTAGAACCAACACTAACTGCACTTACAGAAGTACCACCAACAGCTCTTGTAATAGTGATGGAAGTGGTTGCTGAACCAGTTGCACCAGAAATGTTCAGAACTCTTGAGGTTTTAAACTCATAAACTCCACCCTTTTCATAGTTGGCGTCGGATGTAGTTCCAGCAGTAGAAACTTGACTTGTAACTTTTACTTCAATAGATGAAGCACCAATACCAGTTACAATTCCTTTCAGGTGTCCGTTCAGAGTCAATGATGTACCAATACCACCAACCGAAGCACCACCAAATGCTTGGGTTACTGCAGCACCTACAACAATACCACCTGTGTTAATACCAGTTAAAGTTTGGTCTGATTTTGCGTCGATGACACAAACTTTCAGATCATTAGCCCAAGTACCAGGGTTTTTAGCAGCCCAATACCAAGAAGTTGCGGTTGAATAAGAGTTAAAATAATCTTCGATATTTTTTACTTTTAAGTCTGTGACCGAAGAACCTGATCCAGATGCAACAGCGGAGTTAGCGTTAACAAGTGACGTGCCATCTGTTCTGACAACTCTCAAAACGCCACCATATGAAAGATAGGATGAAGCACTCATCCAATATTCATACTGATCACTAGTCTCTTGTGGTTCCCCAAGAGTATCTACTAAATCTTTTTCGTTTTCAATGAGAATTGGTTCATTAACTGGACCCTTAACAAAAGGTCCTGCGATGGCGCCAGTCTGGTCACTTACGCCTGTAATTCCACCACGGGTAAGATCAACCTCTCTTACCTTAATTCCAGGAGATACTAAGCCTAAACCAGCCATCTGATTTCCTCTAGAAGTTTCAGTTGATTTCTAAATTTATTTATTGATAGCAAGCTTTTCAAATGGGGAAATAGGGCGTGAACACTACCAATCAGGATATTCCCACCTATCAAATATGGTATTTGTCATTCTACTGACAGTCACTCGTTGTATCGTGCAGGTTTTACATTCATATGAATATGCAGATGGATATGAACCTCTATCTTTTCTTGTCAGATAGAAATCATCGATAAGATTTTTTCTCTCACCACAAACCCTACATGTCCTCTCAACAAACAGTAGATGTTCTAGATCAAACTTATCATCAATATCCATCAATAATACTCCCACATATAACTTAGATCTCCATATGTTGAATTAAGATCCGTCATGTCAGCTTTCTTCCAGAGAGTTCCATCATCACCCTGAATTATTTCATCATCCAAACCATCACTGATAAAACCAAACGGTGCCATGTCCTGTTCAATCTGGTCTCTCTGGTCTTCGTACAATCTCTTACGGACATCCTGGTCAGTCAGTTCTTTAAAGTAGTCTTGTGCAACCAACCATGCATAGATAACCAAACACATTGCA